GTCCTTGTGCAACATTGATTCTCCTTTAGTAGGTCTTCAATATAATGTATGTAATTTATGCGAGAAAAAACCACTAAATCGACGGATAGGCCTCTAGAATGCTCTCTAATCGATTTCATGCTTTTTTTGGGATAATGTATCATGGAACCTCATTCAAATCGATTAGACGGCTTTCTAGGCATGTGTTTTTTCAAAAAGTTCTCCGAAAAATGCCCCGTGGGATTTTTTTGGAAAACAAATTGCAATTTTTGTCCCAAATGTTCGAATTCCGGTGAAAAAATAAAAAAAAGAGAATCCATGTTTGGACTCTCTCTTGAGTGATCAATTAAGCTTTGCGCGAAATAGATGCAACCAGATAACTGCTTTGATCACTTCTCGAGCATCCTCAAGAGCGCTGTTCAACGTTTCCAACGTAGCAACTGTGTTGTATTCACTAGCTGCCGAGTCGGCAATGTTGTGCAGACGCTCTGACAATGCTGTCATGTGTTCTATTAAGTCTGGCTCCATAGTTCGTTCCTCTCTTTTGGTCCTCATTATAGTACGTGTAGGGTTTGCGAAAAAAGAGAATACGTGTAAACTCTACTCCCATTTTGATTTCATTTGAAAAAAGGATAGGCCTTGTGTAAGGCTTCTCCTCTTTTGTTAGTCGTCAACATGATTCATCATGTCGAAGAACTCGAAGTCGAATAGCACAGTCTCAAGCATGCTGCGCATAGCGTCAAATCCGCTACGCACCTCTTTCTTGAGCTGCTCTTCTATCTTCTTGTTCTCGGGCATTAATTCCTCCTTGTTTAGTCCTCATTATAATGGATGTATTCTATGCGAGAAAAAGCAAAACGTAGAAGCCGTGTAAGATCCTAATTAGTTTAAATCTTACACGACTCCTACGTCTTGTCTGCGGTTCGGTTGTTACTTCTGTCGTTCTGGTCGAATCAACATCGACTGTGCCTTCGACGTCATCACATGTTTCTGCTCGTACATGATGATCAGAAGGATCCCCAGCAAGTTACCCGCAATTAGGGCGATCGTGTCTGGGCTCACGCGAACTCGGCTAGTCTTAGCCTTGATCTCGTGAAGCCTGTCCAAGAACACCACCATTTTCGGGTAGTACTCGTCTTTCGGACCCGCCTTATCCATCGCGTTCTCGAGCTCTTCGATGAGCGCGTCGATTCGGTGGTCGTCTCGATTCTTAAAGAAAAACTTCAGCGTCTTCTCCTTTCCGTAGTCTCATTATAAGGCGTGTAAAGCCTGCGACTACGGAGTTTCAGGAGGAACAACCTTAAAAGAGATGCTGTCTTTGTCTTGAAGGTCAGCAACATCGATGTTGTCCTTGACGTCTAGAGTATAGGTGAAGGCACCATCCTCTTTAGGAACAACAATCATGTTACCAACATATCCGGCACCAGACTTGTCGAAGTTTTTAGAACTAATGCCAAGAAGGGTCCCGATAAAGACAGCAAGCACGGCCAAAGAACCAGTGACCTTTTCGATCGCTGGAAAACCCCAGATGTTACCCAGGGCAAAGTAAAAAGCAGAAACCGCTGGAATATAAACCTGAACAGCTTTCTTTCCGAAGCTGTAAACATTATCTTCCAGCATGGTTTTACCATTAACCGTTTGAAGCATTTATTTCTCCTTATTGGGCTGGCGGATCCATAGCTAATGTTGGATATGCTACCGAACCGTTCTCATCTTCCGATTCGATATGTTCAATCACCCTTAAGGTTGTAGTATCAGTTTCGCCAGTTAAATATGCACCACTGATTGCAACCAGATCACCCAAATCGTAATCTTTTCTGTATCTGTAGATCGTCGAGTCTTGTACCAGATCGGCTCTCTTTAAAGCGACCTCAGATTGAGCTTTAAGAGCTCTTCTTGCTCGCTGATCCATTGCAATGGCAACCCAAGTTAGAGCCAATCCCTCTGGCATGGCATCATGATCTTGATCGATGTCCGTAGCTTCAACATACATTACTCGTCGATCGTATTTAGCTGACTCATCGGCATAAACCATCATTTCGCACCATGTAGTGCTAATCAGAGCGGCATTCTTCAACGGTTTATTACTGAAAAGGTAGTCTAAGTTTTCAAATTGCCCTAAAGCATAAGAAAATATAATCTCTTTACTACGATCAATACCTCTATGAATTTGAAGCATTGTGTTTGGACCATTATCTTTATCTGGTGGACGAATCGTCTTGATTCCGAGATTATCAATGGCAAGAAGATTCAGGACGTGCTCATAAACGCTTCCCCGTTCAAGAACCCGATCTATGTTTTCCCCAACATAACCTGGAGGAATGACTTGATCGACCACTTGAGAGACCGAAACATAAGGGAGCTCATCCTTAGGATCGATAAGAAACTGCAGATCCATGTAAAATCGAATAAGAGTAACTATTTGATGCCAAGTTAGATCTTTGCCCAGAGTGTAATCTTTATAGGGTTGAATTGAAGTCAATTTTCGATTACTGCCGACAATTCTCTGACTCAGAATAGTTTCAAAACTGCTTCCAGTCACAGTTATTTCTATATCGTCACCTTTTTTACCACTGATCTCATGATTCTCTACGATCATTATTTCTCTCGTATTGACATGAGAGATAAATGACCCAATTGGAAGAGTATTACGAATATTAGTTCTAGCCGGAGCAGTAAGTTTAAATTCACCTGAATCTCGATACCGTTCGATCCAAGTTTTACTGGTCAAACCATTGATAAGTTGGCCAGACTCCATCTTGGTATCACTTACTGGATTATTAAACTTGAAAATATCCATTTTACACCCCCCAAAACGCTGGGATGTGTGAAAATAGATTCCAAGTAAACTTTTCCGGATGTTCGAGCTCAAAGATGTTGATTCGACCAGGAAACAGAATAGGCCAAACCGCCTCTGAAGAAACAGCGTCCATCAAATGAGTAGTCACAGAACCTCGAGTGACCGTCAAAGCACGCTTATTGAAATCGGTGGAACAAATCAAAACGTCGCCATTAAGGAATCCTCCGATAGGAGTGACCACAAAATCTCTTAACTCTTCACCAACGACTCCCATTTTGAATCTGGAAGCCGCTTCTGTGAAAGTAACCATAAAGTTGAACCCGTGAGGGGCCGTAGACAAAGGATCATAAACTGTGATCCTAGAATGATCGAAATCATCCAACGGTACGTTGATGTCATCCGGTCCCCTCAGCATTGGTTCGTCACACTTAATTGTAATCTGCACCGCCGGGGTCTTTGAGAACTGAGCTGATTCAACGTGAATCACAAGACCCGAGGTGAGTGCGACAACATTGGATCCATTCTTAAAGTCTAAATGAACTAAACCACTTCTCGTGGTCCAAATCATTCGATAAAGAGCATCTCTAAGATCAGAGAAGTCTTCACCGTCAGCAAAGAATGGATTGAGTTCCACAACAATGACAATCTCTCTTTTTAAGAGGGAAAGATCGTTTAATTGTGAATTGTTTAACCCCAAAAAGGTTTCATTAATGATGTCTCCAGGGTCAAGACCAAGAATGGCCTTTACATTATAGGGATTACGGTGATTCAAGTCTTTATAACTAAAGACTGCCGGAATCAAGGAAGTATTGTCCGGACGAAGTTCTACACTCGTCACTTTCATGGTATAGACAATTCCTCCTTCTTCAGTGCAAGTTGGCTACCGGTCTTCCGGTAGATATCTCGAGTGGACAGGGGCTCCGGAGAGTAATTGTTCTGCGTGTAATTAACTTCAGACGGAGTTGTTGTTTCTGGCGCTTGCAATTGAAGCTTGCTTAAATCGATTAGAGCAGAAACAACGTTTGCCTGACCGACCGAAACGTCAGGAGCAATTGAAGGAGTCTTCATGAAGCCAGAAATGTTCTTAGAGGCTTTCTCAACATTAGAAAGGTCAAGAACCGGCGTGATCGTAGGATTGAACTCGCCCATGTTTCCTAAATCATTAACAGCACGAGTTAATGCCGCATGAACCGGATCAAGATCAATTTTCTCATTAACAGTATTGATTTGATCCACCATGGCAAGCGTCGTGTTCTTAATAGCCGAACCCATGCTTCCTAAACCAAGCACCAGGCCCTGAGCGACAAACTCGCCCAATTTGAACATGACTTTGGAGGGGGAGCTGATATCCATTTCTTTTCTGAAATTACCATGTATGGTATCGGCTAATTTCTTGACTCCAGTAGCGACTGGCGAATCATCCTTGGAATTAAGTTCGATTCCACCGGTAAGACCATCAACGATAGATTTACCGAAATCGCTCAAAATGCTAAGCGGATTAGGAAGCCAACCAAGAAGCATTCCAGGCAAACCTAAGAACCAATCCTTAAGCTTCTGAAGGTTGTCAGTAATTCCACTCAGCAAGCCATCGATTAATTGCCCTCCCATTTTGAGCAAACTTCCAGGAAGATCCTTAAGCCAATCGACAACCCTCCACACCAAACCTAAGAACCAGTTCATCAAATCAATTTCGGCTTGGCCTAGCCCCATTAAGAATCCACCAATAGCATCTATTGCTTTCTGAGCAAACTGGGGCGCAAGATCACCAAGCCATGAGAAGATCTGACCAGGAAGAGCAACGAACCAGTCCATAACCATGAAGATAAAGCCACCCAAGCCATTAAGAAGACCGAGAACAATGTTCATTCCAACTTCGGAGAACTTTGTCGAAGGTGAGTCAATTCCAAGCATGCTCTTGAATGCTTCAAACACAGTGC